AATATCCACTTCCTCCACTAGAGCCTCCTGATGATCCTGAACCCGAACTTGTATTTGTACTAGTACTAGTGCTTGTTGAAGTGGACGTAGATGATGACGCACTGCCTAGTGTCAATGTGCCGCTTAATCCTGTGTCTGATGATGTGCTTGTTACAATTGATCCTGACGCTTTCAAGTTACTTGCAGTTATGGCATCAATAATCTGTACGTCTGTTACTTTAGCACCACTGATGAATATTTCATCATTTTCACTTCTTAATTCATATAAACTTCCAAATGTCTGTGATCCCGCATTAGGTACAATTACAAATGTTGAAATATCCGGCGCAAGTGTGTTCATAACAAAGGTGCTTAATTCCGTAAAGAAGAAAGTGTCGCCGAATTCCCAGTTGTCCAAAGAAAAGAACAAGTTCATTGCATCAATAACTCTGCTCTTGATGTCAGCATCATTAGTGACTTGATCTGGATTTTTTACAACCTTAAATGTAGCCTGTAGGCTTGAATCTGCATTCGATCCAAACAATACTTTATATTTGACTGGATGATATATTATTGTGTCACTTATTGATTTGATTGGAGCAAGTGCAGTATTAAAATTTGTAAACAGTGAATCACTGCTTGGTAACAATGGTTTTGTTGCGTTTGTGCCATCTAACCATAGTCTAAAGTCAGTGTCATATGTTCTTGTTAAAATGTACATATCGATAATGTTTGACGCACTCGGATCCAGTCTAGTGTTGCCATCAACTGTATGCACATACTGAAATTTGACTTTGTCTCTACCAACATGAGCCACATAGTTTGTTACATCTGATGTTGTGTTTGTAGTGGTATTAATTTGTTTGAAAGAATCACTGTCTACAAGATACACAATATCTCCGTTAGTGTAGTCACCTATTGTGCCTACGCTAGTTTGTCTCACATATATTTTTTCAGTTGCGGCGTCAACATAATCATATCTTGTTGTGCCTGTGCTTCCTGTAACTAATTTTTGGAATACATATTTTGTCAATGGATTTGTTGATGGATCCACAACATGATTAAAAGCATCTGGATTATCCACTATGCCATCTTGGTCACTGTCGTATTGACTTAATTCAATTTTAGAACTGTCAACATAACCTTCTATGTTTCTGTATTCTGTTGAAACACTGAAATTAATATCAACATTGAAGTTTGCAGTTGTGTCTGGTTTGGTGTTTACTGCAAGGACAGATATTTTGTCCTGTAAAGTTTTTCCAGTCTGCACGTTAAAGTTTCTATCTGCACTGTCATAAAAGAATCTTACTTCTTTTTTACTTTCAAACACATAACGTAATCCTCTTGAAGTTACTGTGTATGTGGAACCGTTAGTAATAAATCTTATAATCCAACTTGCGTCTAATTGTTGATTTGTTAAGTCACCTGTTTTTCCTGTGCTGAACACACCGTAAACATTTAGATTATTCTCATCAATAACTTGCCATTTTCTAGTTGCAACATCATATCTCAATCCAAAATTATTGTATGCAAATGCTTGGTCAATCATCAAAGTTTTTACATCATCACTTAATTGTTTGCTAAACTTAGGTAAAATTTGTGTTGCTATTGCGTTTGTTGGTATCACATCATTTAATTGTATTGCGCCATCTCCTGTGCTTGAATTTGTTACTCCATCATTCAATACACTGACAACTGAAGTCCACACATAAGTTCTTGAATTAGGATGGTCGGCACTACCGCTCATTAATTTGTTATTGTCGTCACCCATGAAATGTTGACCCGTTGGTGCCTCAAATTTAATCATTGCACCTGGTTCTATGTATTTCATCTGACTGGCTGTGAAGGTTCCTACTTGATAGTTCGTTCCCGTTGAACTGTTTGTGAACTTACCAGTCGATAAATTTGTAGCCGAAGTTACTTGATTCCATGTGGCATTCAAATCTGTCAATAAAATTTTTGGAAATTTTTCAATGTAATAATTTCTTGTTTTCTTGTCACTCAACAAAGGTTCAATTTTATTTGCAATTACGCCTTCCACATCTGTTTGTGTGCTAAAACTAAAACTGTCTAAAGTTTCTGTATCTTCTTTATATATTGAACCATCTGCACCAAAAATATTTGTGTTGCTGTATTTTCCTGTGCTATCTATCAAATCAAAATATCTTGATATCCCACTGGACGTTCTGTTAGTTGCTTTTACTTTTACTATCTCTTGGTTTGTTCCTATTGGAGCGACGTTGTAATCTTCTCCAGTAATCATCCTATTCTGTGTGTAATAAGTTGCAGGAGCATTTTGTTTTATATTTTCACTTGATTCAGATGCTGTTGCATTATCAACTGTATATTGTAACCCAAATGTCAAAGTCATTGTTTCTGTTTGACCGTTTGCTGAAGTGTAATCAATGTCTATTGAAATATTCTGCATATCATCTGGCGTAATTCTTACTGAACGATTTGCACTTGTTCTGTAATATACTCTGAAAGAGCCTTGCGGTAAGTTTCCAAAAGTGCCGTCGGCAAATTTTAATTCTATGGCATCTCTATTTTTTGTAAGAACAGTATAAATGTTTTTAATATTTTTTGCAGTAGAATTGTAAATTACATTATTGCCTAAAGTAGAATCAACTTTAGTCCATAAATTAGTTTCAATTCCATCGCCATTCAATCCCCATAACCAAACATCTGTATTATTAACATTGTTTGCATCAACTGAAACTGTTTGATTATTTGAAGGAGTAATTAAATTGAAATCACCTTGGTCTAATACACCTTGTCTAAAATGCACAAAGAATCCTGTGTTGTTACTTGCACTGCCTTTACCATCATCTCTATGGACAATTTTGAAAGGTAATCCTGCTGTTGGCGTTTCTTCAATTATTGAATTACTATCAAATCCTGTTGAAACTAAATCAAAATCTAAATTAAGTCCATCTACATTTTTTGTAAAAGAGTAAACAGGTACATCTGAATTGGCAGAATTAAATCTATATTGATTAGTAGGAATAGAATCAATAGTTGCACTTTTGACTGGACTTCCAAATTTTTCATTTTCAGATAAAGCCGCATTTAAAACTTTTGTAAATTGCTCATTCCAGTTTGCATTACCCGAGTCGTTCCAAGTAACAGTTTGTCCTGATAAATTTAAATTATTGCTATCTACAATATTCTGTGTAGTTGACACAGCAACCAATTTTAATAAACCGTTTGCAGTTTGATTCCTTGTTGCGTTGTAACTAATAAGTCTTGCAAGTCTTAAAACACTATCTCTTCTATCTGCAAGTTCTAAAAAATTCTCACGTGCATTTAAATCTATTCTGTATGATATGTTTTGTCCAAGAAAAGCCACCAAATCTATTAGTGCAAGGTACTCTGAAGACTCTATGTAATCATTGAAATCTTCAGGATAGTTGTCACGTAGATACTGAATCATTGTTCTACGTAAAGTGTCAAAGTCATAACTTTGAAATTCTGCGTTTTTGTATGATTGGTATACTCTTTTCCAATCTTCTGCTAGTAATAATCTGTTTAATCTATCTGTTGATGACATTGACTTTCCTTTTTATACCATTATTTATTTGTATTAGTAAACTACGCATTTAATTCATTAATCCGTTCTTTTCGTCAAAAGTTAATCTTAATTTCTCTGAAACATTATATTTCAGGTATTCAAGGTCAAGTTCAATCTGTATACCTGCCTCGAAAGGCGTGATCAACACTTGACTTGCTCTTACTCTTGGATCACTGTTTATTATATTCAATACATCTTGTTTGATTGCTTCTTCAAGATCCTCTGTCATTGGATCATGAATAATATCCCAAATAATTGTACCAAATGTTGGATTTTCAAGTTTTTCACCCTGAGAAATATGAAAATGATTTATGATGTCTTGCTTGATAAGTCCTACATCATACAATCCAAACTTTTGGTTATCAGAATTGGCTGTGCTGATACCTCTATATGCCCTCTGTGTAGGAGTGGCTGTAGGCAAAGTTCCTTTGCTTACTGTAACATCTTTATATAATTTTTTCTCTGACATACTACTATTTACGCTCCTTAAGTCCTTGCATTTTTAAATGTGTCTGGAATGTTTACTGGATCTGC